TAGAACTAGCGGATGAAGAGTTTGAAGTTCACGGCCCACGCCTAAACCGTTACTCCCTTAACTGGGCAATGTACCTTGGGCATCACTGGTCTTACCGCCGTCAAACAGGTGAGACTCAATTAGTTCTTAACTATTACCGCGCATTCAGCGACTTTATTATTAACTTTACCTTTGGTAAAGGCGTTAACTTCCGTAGCCCTAAAGAGACTGAGGCTATTGTCCCAGACCTACTAGAGCGCGTCTGGGAAGTGGATAACAACAAGGCCACAGTCCTTTGGGAAATTGGTCAGCAAGGTACGGTGTCAGGTGACTGCTTTATCAAAGTTGCATATGAAGAGCCTTATACAGATCCTGCTGGGCGCACACACCCTGGCCGAGTTCGCATTCTGCCTCTCAACTCTTCTTTTGCTTTCCCAGAGTTTCATCCACATGACCGCGAGCGGTTGGTTCGTTTTAAGCTTAAATATCGTTTTTGGGGCACCTCACTTGAGGGCACTCGTCAGGTCTTTACCTACACCGAGATCCTAACCGATGACATCATTGAAGAATACATTAACGATGAGCTCATTGACTCACGACCTAATCCGCTTGGCACAATTCCTGTTATTCACATTGCTAATGTCCGCATCTCTGGTTCTCCTTGGGGCCTTTCAGATTGCAATGACATTATTAACATTAACCGCGCGTATAACGAAACTGCTACGGATATTGCAGACATCGTTAATTACCACGCTGCGCCAGTAACTGTCATCATTGGTGCAAAGGCTTCTCAGCTTGAAAAGGGCGCTAATAAAGTATGGGGCGGTCTACCAAAAGACGCACGAGTAGAGAACCTTGAAGGCGGAGCTCAGGGCCTAAAGGGCGCGATGGACTTCCTTGCAATGCTCAAGAAGTCTATGCACGAGATGATTGGTGTTCCTGAGACCGCACTTGGTCAGGCTCAACCTATTTCTAACACCTCAGGCGTTGCGCTTTCTATTCAGTTCCAGCCTTTAATGAATCGTTATCACCAGAAGATCGTGCAGTATGCCCACGGCCTTGAGCGCGTTAATGAGTTGATTCTTCTTAATCTAGCCTTAAAAGAGCCAGATGCACTTAACTGGGATCCTAACGCAAGCACTATCCCACTAAAGCAGGGTCAGGTCTCCAAGCTAGACGTAAATGATCCTATTACTTTCCGCTCTTATGTTCACTTCCCACAGCCACTTCCTCTTGACAAGCTCATTGCTATCAACGAAGTCCAGTCAATGCTCTCACTTGGCCTTGAGTCTAAGGAAGGCGCATTGCGCATCCTGGGCGAAGAGTTTCCTATTGAGAAGCTCTCAGAGATCCGTCAAGAACTTCAAGATGAAGCCATGGCTGATGGCGCACTTAAGCTTATTCAAACTCAGATCGAGCAGGACATCATGGCCCTTACAGGGTCAATGCCAGCACAAACAGGCCCTGGTGGTTCCTCTGCACCAGGCGCTCCAAGCGCAGAAGCACCTGCGGCCCCAACAGAGCCAGTATTACTAGATGATGCAACTATCGCCGCCCAAATGGGTGATGAGAAGGTACGCACTCGGCTAGTAACGGAAGCCTACGGTACTCAATTGCCACAGCGCAGAGTTCCAGACGGTTACCAAAAATAAAGTGATTTATACAGACAATTGAGACATATATTGTCAAAATAAATACTGTAATACCACGTTAGGTCATTTGTGCCCCCACATCGTAAAACGACCCCTAGGATAAAAGGATAAACGCATGTCAGAAACTGCAGATCTAATGGCTAATGCTTTTGAAGCAGAAGCTAATACAGCTCCAGTAGTAAATGTGTCGGGCGTTGACGCGCCTACTGTTACCTCTGGAAAGAATGAACCAACTCAGAAGTTTTATACCGAAGAGGATCTTGCAAAGGTTCGTTCACAGGAGAAAGAGAAGCTTTACCCAGAGATCGATCGATTGAAGGAAGAAGTTTCACTCCTTAAGAAAGAGCGCGAAGAAAAAGCAGCTCGCAAAGCAGCAGAGGCGGAAGCCAAAGCAGCTGAAGAGAAGGCAAAGCTTGAAAATGACTTGGACGCCAAGGACTTTGCAAAAGCTACAGCCGATGAACTGCGAGAGCAGTTGGCACGTGAGCGTCAAGAACGCGAAGCGGCCTTCGCTCTTCTGGAGCAGGAAAGAAAGTTTGCAGAACTGCAGGCTTACCGTCAACAAGCTGTTGAACAAAACCGCGAAAATATCATCCCACAGCTCATTGATTACGTTCAGGGTAATACCCCAGATGAGATCAACGAGAGCATTACAGGTTTGGTTGAGCGATCTAACAGTATTCTAGAATCTGCACAGTCTGCTATCCAGCAGCAGCGCAGAGATATGCCGGGCGTGAGGGCAACCTTGCCAGGCGTTGGACCCTTGGAAACTAATTCGGAACCACGTCAGTTCACTGCCGCAGATATTGCGTCAATGCCGATGAATGAATACGCAAAAGTCCGCACTCAGATCTTGAGCAACCGTGCTCTTGGTAAGACCAGCGGAATATTGGGCTAACACTTAATCTATTAAAAACTACTATCAAGGAGTTAAAGCCAAATGGCATCAGGTATCACAGGTACAGGCAATCTAGCCGCAGCACCTACAGCGTACTCAGGTACCAACACCCAGCTAACTCAGGCGATTCAGACTATCTGGTCCAAGGAAATCTTGTTCCAAGCTATGCCTATCCTTCGCTTCGAGCAGTTTGCAGTCAAGAAGACTGAACTCGGTGTTGCACCTGGTCTACAGATCAATTTCATGCGTTACAACAACCTTGGATTCGCTTCACCTCTTGTTGAAGGTGTCCGTATGCAGACTAACGCTCTCACAGCACAGCAGTTCTCAATCACTGTAACAGAGCATGGTTATGCTCTTGCAGTATCTGAGCTTTTGCTCAATGCTTCATTTGATGACGTAATGGCATCAGCCTCACGTCTTCTCGGTCGTAACATGGCTATCTACCTAGATCAGCTCTCACGCGACACACTCTATGCAGCATCTTCAGTCCTTTACGGCGAAGATCGCTCAGCAGTCTCATCAGCTGTTAACAACTGGTACGGTTACGGAACCTTTGCTGCAAATCGCGCAGCAATGACAGGTGCTGCTTACCTCACACCACACGTTATCAAGGACACAGTTGAGACCTTGGCAACAAAGAACATCCCACGGTTGGGCGAGACTTATGTCTGCTTCGTTCACCCACACCAGAGCCGTACCCTTCGTGACAACCCTGAATTCATCGAGGTCACAAAGTACGCAGCTCCAGGTAACTTCATGCTCGGTGAAATCGGTCGTCTCTACGACGTAGTATTCATCGAAACCACCCAGGTCCTCAAGGTCGTTGGTGGCGCAGGTTCTTCATACACAACTGATACAGCTGTTGCTAACCCAGTTGTCACACCTGGCGGAGGCTACACAACCCCTGCTACCCTCACAGGTAACGGTGGATCAGATCGTTATGCAGCTATCATGATCGGTGATAACGCATTCGGTCACGCTATCTCACTCCCAGTCGAACTTCGCGATGGCGGTATTCTTGACTTCGGTCGTGAGCACGCACTTGCTTGGTACTCAATCTTCGGTTTGGGATTGATTACTGATCAGAGCGTAGTAATTATCGAAACAAACTAACCGGTCTGTGATAAGACTAATTACAACTAAATAGCTTAAAGCGGGGGGCTTAACGGCCCCCCGTCATTTTCATCGAGATACTAATTAGGAGAATGCAATGGCTAAATCAAAGCCCACTGATGTAACCGGCCGTGTACGTGAGCAGCTTGCAGAACAAGCAGCCGCTGATATGAACGACCGTGCAGCTGAAATGTCTATGGCAACAGCTCAAGCCCAGGTTAAACTAGAGACCGAAGTTATTGATGCTACACAGCCTTCCCGTCAAACCGTTATTGTTGATGACCCTGTGACTCTTGGAAGCACAGACGATTCATCTGTTGAGATTCGTGTTGTTCAAGACCTCGAGAACATGACTCTAGGTAAGGGTAATAACTACAGCTTTAAGGCTGGAGTTAAGTACAAGGTTACAAAGCAAGTAGCACAGCACCTTAAGGAAAAAGGTTATCTGGCCGGCGTTATCTAAGACATACTTAGCGAAGTGGGCGCCTCTTATAGGGGCGCTCTTTTCGTATGCAGAGATTTTTTAGCCGTAGTACGACATCATTGGATCTAACGTAGTGTAGGGAGTTTCTGTGGCTTTACTATCTGACATACTCTCTAGGGTTCGGTTAGACCTTGGAGACCTTCAGAAGAACTTTACGTTTACTGCTACTGGTGATGGCACAACTACTATCTTTCCTACAGGCATTAAGCCTATTGAGATTGTCAATCTTACGGTTACTGAGAACGGTAACCCTATCGGCTACCCCTACGGCTATACAGTTGAGCAGGACACAGGCATTATTACCTTCGCCAACGCCCCTGCCGCAAACGCAACTATCTTGGTTCAGGGCGTTCAAGACCGTTATTTCCTAGATTCAGAGCTCTGCGTTTTTATTAATGACGCTGTTACAGAGCACACATATAACCGAGTTGACTCTTATGGCACCCAGGTTACCCTGGCAAGCATCCCGCCAGTTGAAACTTACCCTATTGCTATTTTGGCAACCATTGAGGCGCTTTGGGCTCTTGCCACAGACGCTGCCTTTGATATCAATATCACCGCCCCAGACGGGGTTATGATCCCAAGAGCGCAGCGTTATCAGCAACTATCTTCTATCATTCAGCAGCGCTGGGAACAGTACAAGACCCTTTGCGCTCAGCTCAATGTAGGTCTATGGAAGATCGAGATGGGTACGCTTATCCGTACCTCGCGTACCACTAACAAGTATGTCCCAATTTACATTGGACAAGAAGTGGATGACGCTCGTAAGCCTGAG